AACTATTACACAAATAACATCTTCTAAAAACTCATCGATTGATATATCGGCAGTCTTGTTTTTTGTATTTTTTAAAAGTCCGTTTAAACTTTGCCACGTACAAATTGTATGTTGGTATCCAAATTCTTTTCTATCACCATAAAAAACACCAACATCAAGACCCATATTGCGATAATCTTTTTCTGTTTGTGTTACAAGACTTTTATTGGGAACAATAACTACGCTGCGACCATAAGATTCAATTTGATGACTTAATGCTGCGGTCATTATTGTCTTGCCACTCCCAGTAGCTATTTCTTGAATCGATTGTGGGTTTTTTAAAAAGTTATTAATAATTTCCACTTGATAGTCACGAAGAACTACTGGTTCCCCTGCTGCAGGATGTCCCACCGGCCATTTTCTATTTGAGAATGTTTGCTCATCAATCACCTTTAAGTTGTAATCTACTTGATAAGAACGACGATCATCGACTGCAATTTCATAGTTTTCTTCTACAAGTATAGGTATGATATCTGGTAGCAAATTAACAAAAGATGAACCACCCAATTGAAAAAATGCTACTTTACCATCCCAGCGGCCCAATCGGACCGCTGGCATATATCGTGCACCCGGTATTTCATATTTGAATTTATTAGTTAATTTTCGTCTTGTGTCGAGATCCAATCCTTCAATTTTAACATTGACCTCGTCCTTAACGATAATTGTTGCTTTTTTCATATATTCATTTTACTTACACATGCAAGTGTTTTTAGCCAGTGTTTTCCAATCGTTTGAGATCTTGGTCAGATCAGCAATTTTTAGTGCCATTCTTAAACTTACTTCGCGAAGACGATTGTGATTTTCTTGCATAAAATCAATAATTTCTTCACCTTTTTCTGTGGGGAAGTTGTAGTCTTTGAACAATTCTCCCTTGAGAAAAATCTGGCGAATTCTTAGAATTTTATCACGCATAGTATCCAGTGTAAGATCAAGGTAATGGCAACGACTCTGCAGTGCATCAAGATGGTCTGCCAACTTTTTGCTACGAACATTCTCAAATTTTAGATTAGTCACAAAAATTACACTACCACGAAACTCAAAGTTATTTGGTACATCTTCTGAGCGTAGTTTGTGACTGTCAGCATTCCAATGAATACGGCGTGTTTTTCCCGTATCCAATGCCGCCTTAAGGATGTTCAGAGAAAGATCATCCATTAATACGCTGTCGCAATCATCAAAAACAATGACATTATTTGATTCACGACGCTCATAAAGTTTGCAATATAAACCAATAGGAGTCATTGCACCTTTGACGAATTCATATTTTTGCTCTTTTTGGCTGATAGTGTCAAACAAACCAGCCATTTCTAATTGTTTTTCAATTCCATAACTTTTACCAACACCGGGAGGACCAGAGACAATCATCGCACGAACATCACCATTCACTGTGGCACGAGTCATGTTATCCAAAATATCAAAACGCTCAGCAATACGCTCCATGACTTCGTCATCAGTTTCTTTGGGTTCCTGCATCACTGATTCTTCCAGATCATCAAAGTTGCCAATTTCAATATTTTCTTGACTTCCTACGCGAATTCGTACAACGTCATGTTCTGGTCCAAAGTAACCATTACTGCGAACAGTAACAAAACCACCTCGCTTGCCTTCTTTGTAGTCCTTTACTAGTTCAAATGCCTTATTATAAACATCGAATGTGCGATACTTGCCTTCATGTACTAGAACTTGCGTCACGATAATGCCCTTTCGTCAATGAATGAAAAGTCAGTATAGCAACTACTATAAACAATTGCAAGTGTTCAACACCAGTTTTTGACAATTACAGGGTCCTTAACATCGGCGATATCTGGTGTTCCATGAAAAGCCAAAACAGATGTATCGGGTGGTATCGCAGGATCTCTTACTTTTGAAAAACGCAAACCATTTCGTGTTTTTTCCAATTCACTGCGATCTCTTATTTGCCACTTATAACTTTGTATCCATTGCTCAGGGAAAAAATGTAAATTTTCTCGACTTAAGTGCCATATCCAATCTTGATCACCACGAAATTTTTTAATAATTGATTTGTAGTTTTTTTCAAATTCTGTCCATATTTCAGTTTGTGTTTTTGCTGGCCATTTCATAACTGCACTACCCAGTTTAACCCAATTTTTTCGGAATACTTTAGAAAGATCTTGTAATCCAACAAATTTGTTAGGGTCATATCGCACAAAATGATCAATGTTTCTAACAATAACCATATCTAAATCAAAATATAAGTTAGTGTCACCTGATGTAAAATGATTGGGCGAGAATATATAAGGCTTATGCCACCACCCAGACAATTCAGACATATTAGGAAGATCAATAATCTCTATGTCAGGTGATATTTTGTGGGTATCTTCTGTAAAACACACAAACCTATGATTAAATGTTAAGTGACGAGACACCATGTTTTTGAGTCTGTTAACATACTCATGGCTATACTTTGTCCCGTGCTTTACACATATAACATTTATCATGGAGAATACAAGATGTGTCTACTTTTTTAACTTGGTCTGATCAATGCCAGCATCAAGAAGAATTTTTTCAACAAATTTAGGCAAACCACCAACTCGATATCCATACTTGTTCATTATACCAACCCAAAGCGGAGCTCGGTGTACTACCAATTTATCTTCGCTCCACTCAGAACCAAGATGGTGTCCGACTTTTTGTGTGTCAAAAGATTCTACCAATCCAAGCCGACCATCAAAAGTTATTTTTTTAGGTGGATCAACATATAGTTTTTTAATTTCTTCAATGTTTGTTAATTCTGGATGATCATTAAATCGTCCTGTCCAGTCATTTATTAAGCATGGAATAGTCATATTATGCTTTTGTGCTATCCAAAGACGACTTCCGCCAGTCGTGGTTTCCAAAAAGAAAAGTTTTTTAGGGTCAGTCTGGTGCATCTCTGGGGGGACACAATCCCATGAACGCTTTTTGGGATATCCACAAGTTATTGTTATTGGATTTCTAAACCCCTCGTTTAAAATGCTTTTTTCTAATTTTTTATAGTGTCCACAAATTTTATCAAGTCCAGATTCAAATTCTGAAATAATCTTTTCTCTTTTTTTTCTGCCTTCAGGTGTCCAGTCTGACCATACTGAGTTATGTCCTCCCCCACAACGTCCAACCATGCCAAAAATGTATTTTGCTGGTAGTTTTGCATATACTACTCTATAATTTTTGTTATTATTCATTTCCAGTAATCCATTATCCACTCTTGTGGGTCAGCCTGAAATTTCCATGATTTCCAAGACTTCGTTGCTGCATCGGGAATAGATGGTTCACCATGAAAACATACTATTTTTGCTTGTGCTGGCAATCCGTTGTTGCAGTGAACTTTAAAACTAACAATTTGGTCAGGATATAAGTCTTGCCAATATTTAACATTATGTTTTAAAGTATTTCCAATAAAAACTTGGTCCCCGTGTGGTTTGACTGATTCAATTGCCTGTTCTGGATTTTGTATGAAACTATTCCATAAATGGCTAAAATTGCCAGCGTTCCATGCCATAACACCTGAAGCAGATTGTGTTGCTGTTCTTGCAATTCCCCAGTAAAAATCTTGCAACATTACCAGACCTTCGGTGTTATCCATTAATAGATAATCAATATTTCCTGTTATTAATGTATCTAAATCAAGGTAAAACAGTCTTTCTCCTTTATTAAAAGGCACTTCATCACTAAAAAGCCAAATCTTATTCCACCAAGATACTATATTATGGGAGTATGGAAGATCATGGACTATAACATCGCTGACAATCCCAACTTTATCATTAGTAAAACAGTATAATTCAAAAGGAAGGCTGCAATTTCTTTTAATTCCATTATATAAACGGTTAACGTATTCTGAACCATATTTTTCTCCCCACTTTAAGCATACTATTTTAATCATGTGGGTAAGTTCCTGTTTTTTCTTTATACTTTTTTCTTATACTGTCAATAATCGTATTGCTAATATCTTGCCATGAATTTTCTAATGCTTTTTGTCTAGATTTTTTTATATCAATAGATGAAAGAACCACATCCCAATCTATGGTTTTATCCCATTCAATATGTCGAACTGTGTCTAATCTATCGCGATTAACTAGTTTTGATGGACTAATGATTAAGGCACCAGATGTAGCATTTTCTATTATTGCTTGACCAACACTTTCTTCATGTGTTACACAAAAAATATGAGCATTGGAATATTCACTGCATGCATCTGTATAAGAGATAGATTTTCGATCATACCTAGAAATTGAAAAATTATCTATATCAACGGCTTGTACATCTCCTGAAACAAAGTGGCGGATATTAACGTCCTCAAATCCATATTTTTTATATATTCCAGAGTCCACTAAATTCTTTACATTCATCATTGTATCAAAAGTTCTATCAAGTGTGTTATGATTAAATGCTGTATGATCAACTAATACATTGAGTATTGTTTTAGGCTGTTTACTTTTTATTAACTTATGATCTGCTGCCCAACCAACTAATATGTTGTTTTCATGATGTCGTTGGTGTCTATTATTCCCAGATCCTAAAGGATATCTCCAAGAATCATCTCTAAATGTAAAAGTAATATCAACTGGATCTGCATCAAGTCGGCTACCATCATATAATTGACAAAGAACCCCTTTAAATCGATCTTGTAATTTTTTACCAATGTCGGTAGGTATCTGACTAAAATATCTGAGACCCAATGCAACAATTCCATGATACGTAGAAACATCTAAATTATCAAACCAATCTGATAGATCTTCATCTGTATCAAACGACGGTACTGCCAAAAAATCAATATCAATAGTATCACTTAAATTTTTCATTTCATGATACAAATAATAACACCACACAGAAGTAAAACTATTAATTTCTTTTTTTGTTTTTGGTATTCTAGTTTTGGGTGATAGTAATAATATTTTCATGTTATTTTTTCATAACCAAATTGTTTGAAATCATGTTGAGCCCAAATATTTACTTTTTTTATAGTTTCAAAATTCAACATATTTACAGATTTTTTTTCACTTTTATTTCTCCAAGGGAACACAACCGGCGTATCTACAAATTCTAAGTTATTAATCTGCTCTTCGGCGTTTTCAAGGTGAATGATATAATCAGTGTCATGCAAATCAAATGGCAAAAGATAATCATTAATAGAAAGATACATTAAAAATCCATTTTTTTGATATTCTTCTACTTCATTAATAATTTTATTTAAAAAATCATCAACTGTATATTCATGATCTATTTTTGTTTGCCTTTGCAAATGAAAAGAATACAAAGATTTTAATCTATCATATGGATTTCTAACTGAAATTATTTTTTTATAATTCTGAGCATGTGGTGGGATTTCTCGACAGTGTTTTGTAAGGTTACTATTTTTTGGTGAGACAGCCTTTGCAAAAAATTTTTCTTTAAAAATTCGCTCAAAAGATATACTTCCTGTTTTAGGTACATCAATATATACAAATTCAAATTTATCAGATATAACCATTTTATCAGTGTTGCCCAAACCATGTTAAATTTTTATCTAACCATGGCAACACCAAATCACGCTGTCTAACGTGCCCAAAACGTTTTAAACTTTGTGATGCAGTTTTTGGAAGCAGTTCTAGTTCATCTAACTCATACCAGTTAGTGGTTCTGGGGTCCATTGGCTCATGTTCACTTTTGTAAACAATTGCATGAATCCATGGATCGTTAATTTCTTTTTTGAAAAACCCATCACAACAATCGAATCCGTTAACTGCCAGTTGGTGAATTAATGAAACAACCGTATGGTTATAATAACACCCAGACCATTGATCAAAAGCCAATTCATTATATTCAACATTTGTTGACTGTGGCAGAGATAAAACCATCATGCCGTCTGGAGTCATTTTATGCCACCAATGTTGTAGTGTTTTTAATGGGTTTAATGCATATTGAAAAGCATCATGACACCAAACAACATCAAATGATAGATCATCTTCAAAGTCTTCAAAATCACGATTAAGATATACAATATTTTTGTGATCTCTTGCAGAACGTGTAGTTGATACCAGATCTATACCAGTACATTTTATGTTTAATGGCTCTGGATTATCTTCATCACGGGTGGTTCTTGTAGCCCACCACTCTAAATCTAATCCTTCTTCACCACAACCCATATCCACGACAGTGCTAACACTTTCCATAAAATCATCAAATTCATATAACAAATTTAATGTTTCTAGACTGTGTTCATGACTACTGGTTACATTAGTAAAAGGTCTAAACATATTATACTTGTATATCTTCCATTCCTGCTGCACGAAGTCGAACTATATGGCCTGACATCCACTGTTTATTATCTAAACCTTTCATAATTCCAAGCCATCGATTACGCATCAATGCAACTTCGTTGATTATTGTTTCAAAATCAACTACCTCATCTTCACCGTCAACATATTTTTCTGCATCACGACTTGTTAATGATCTAGCATAATTTTCTAAATATTTTTGAAAGTGGCGGCGGCGAATACGTTTTAATTCTATATTAAGGTAACTTAAAACAGCTTCTATTTCCTGCAATTGATTAAATCTATGTTCGGTTATACCCGGTAGATCCTTTATATTTCGTTCTACCATACCAGAAAGTTTACACTCGGCTTTTGCATCTTCTAATTCTCTCTCATAATGAGCAAGAAAATTTGGAATTTCACCAAGATTACTGGTTATACGGCTATACCACATCTGATTTATTCGTCCTCTTCATCAAAGAAGAAGTCTTCATCTGGTTCGTCAAAATCCAATTCAACATCTGGGTATTCTCGTTGAATAGTTTCTTTGACATCTGAGTCAGATTTAAATGCTGCTGCTATTTCATCAACTGAAAAATCATAGTCAGTTAATAAGTCTACAAGAATACTAGAAGCATCTTCTAATTCAGGGTTGTTAATGAAAGTTTTTAACTCTGTCCAAAGATCATTTGCTAAATCAATCGACATTATTTTCCTCCGTATGTTCTGATACGTCAGTACTTAGCACTTCTTCCTTTTTAACAAAGTGCTGCATTAACGTATCCAAACATCCTTCATCATTTCTTTCCCATGCTTTGCGGAATTGCTTTACTTCTTCTCCATCTGGAGTGGTAAATTTTAGTTTATTGCCTTCTTTTTCTAGTAGACCTTTCTTTTCTGCAAGATCGACAAGACCAGAGTAAGGGTTCATCCCTTGTTCATATGGGATTTTAACCTGAACACTTTCAAATGGCTTTGCGTACCGTGTTTTCATTACTTTACATCCAGCACGAATACCTTTTACATCAGCGATTTTATTTCCATCTTCGTCTTCTTTTAACTTCATCTTTTTCATTGCAACAACGATGCTAGATGCATAAACAAAACCTTGTCCACCACTGATTTTATCATCTGGATCAAACATGTCTTGGCTTGCATAGGTGTGATTAGTACAAACCATACCTACATTGTATGCACCAAACATATTAACGCAGTTGCGAACAAGTGCAGTTAGACTCTTAGCCTTTCTACCCAAATCACCTTTCATGTCACCAGATTCAAACTGGTTAACATCGGTGGGTGTAAGCATCATTCCTAAAGAGTCAATAATAAAAAGAACCTTTGGTTTTTCTTCATCTGGAAGGTTTTTATAATCGGCCATAAATGTGCTAATAGTCTTTGCGACATCATCAACCATAGCCATGCTAAGACGAAGCAATTTATCTTCACTGGTGTCTACACCAAGTGCTTGTAGCCATGTTTCATCAAGTGCGTTTTCCGTATCGATAAGAACTACATAAATTCCCTGTTCTTGTGCATGGCGAGCAATGTTACCCGAACACATATAACTTTTACCGCTACCACTTTCACCGGCGAATACAGTTACCTTTCCTAATGGTACGCCTTTATCAAATTCCCCAGATATAAGATAGT